CCCTACGCGCCGCGGTCGCAGACAACGATCGACCGCTACAATGCCCTGGGCATCAGCTATGGCCGCCCGCTCAATGTCACGGGCGAGCTGCGCCTCAGCCTGGCCGCCTCGGCCGGCCCGGATCACGCGACGGTGGGCACGAATGTGCTCCAGGCGGCAGTGATGCATTTCGGCGCGGCCAGGGGCGCGTTCGGCACGGACGCGCGCGGTCGGCCGATTCCCTGGGGTGATATCCCCGCCCGCCCCGTTCTCGGCATCTCGGACGAGGATGTCACCGCCATCCGCGCCGACATCGCGGATTGGCTGGATGGCCTGGCCGGGGACTGACGCAAGCCGCGCGCCGTCACCGCCCACTCCGGCCCCTTCCTGACAACTTGTTAGTCATTTATTCAGCCCCTCGCTCGTGATAAACATGGCGGCATGACCCGCAGCCTGCAGACAGTCATCCTGGCCGCCCAGGCCCTGCCCGACGCGCCCCGGGGCGCGGAGGTGCCGGACTGGGTGCATCTCGTGCCCAAGGGCGCCTTCTCCGCCCGCGACGGCCGCGGCCCCTGGCGCTATGACGACGCGGCCGGGGTGATCCGCGAGAGCTTCGCGGCCCGCGCGCGCATCCATATCGACCTCAACCACTCGACTGACACCGCCGCCAAGGTGGGCATGGACGCCCCGGCCGTGGGCTACGTGACCGAGATGGAGGAGCGCGCGGATGGCATCTGGGGGCGCGTGGACTGGACCCGGCGCGGGCACGAGCTGCTTTCGGACCGGGCCTACTGGGGCATCTCGCCCGTCATCCAGTTCGACAGGAAGAGCAGGCGTGTGCGCGCGATCGCCCGCGCTGCGCTGACCAACGATCCGGCGGTCGCAACCCTTTCCCCGCTCAGCACGAAGGAGAACGCGATGTTCCTGAGCAAGGTGGCCGAGATGCTCGGCCTCGACCCGGAGGCCGGCGAGGACGACATCCTCGCAGCCCTGAAAAAGCGTCTCTCGGAGGCGAAGGACGGCGACGAGGCCCCGCTGGCCGCGCTGAGCCAGATCGGCGAGGCCATGGGTCTCGAGGGCGACGACCTGTCGCTGTCGCAGCTGGTCTCGACCGCCCGCGGCCTGCGCGCCGCCGGCGGCGAGCAGAGCGAGGCCCTGGCCGCGCTGCAGTCCCAGGTGAGCGAGATGCGCGCGGCCGAGAAGCGCCGCGCCGCCGAGGCGTTCGTTGAAGCGGCGATCCGCGACAAGCGCGCGGGCGTGGCGGCCGAGCGCGAAACCTACGTCGCGCTCCATATGGAGAACGCCGCGCGCGCCGAGAAACTGGTCGCGGCCCTGCCCAAGCTGGGCCCGACCCAGACCGCCGGCACCCCGCCCGAGACCACCGACACCGCCGCGCTCAGCGCCGAGCAGGAGCAGATCGCGGCGATGCTGGGCATCGAGCCCGAAAAATACCGCGCACAGCTGGCTGCTGCCGCGAAAGCACAGGAGGCGCTCTGATGGCTGCCCTGACGAAAGACCGCAACACGCCGCGCTGGAGCGGCGATGACCGCAGCGGCCTGGTGGCCGCGTCGACCACCATCTATGCCGGCGCGCTGGTGATGCGCAACGCGGCCGGCTACCTGGTCGAAGGCCAGGCCGGCACCGGCCTCGTGGGAGTTGGCCGCGCCGAGGAGCGCGTCGAGAACACCGGCGGCAACGGCGATAAGGCCGTGTCCTACCGTCCCGGCGTCTTTCATTTCGCCAACTCGTCCGGCGCCGACAAAATCACCATCGCCCAGATCGGCGATGTCTGTTTCGCGGTGGACGACCAGACCGTGGCGAAGACCAACGGCAGCTTGTCGCGCTCGCCGGCCGGGATCGTCGAGGGCGTGGACCCCTACGGCGTCTGGGTCCGGCTCGACGAAGCCCTCACCAAAGCCTCTTAAAGGAGCAGTTCAATGCTGGTTAACGCCACCAATCTCGCCGGGCTCCGCGCCGGCTTCTCCACCGCCTTCCAGGGCGGGCTGGATCAGGCGCCCACCCAGTGGAGCCGGGTCGCTACCGAGGTCCGCTCCACCCAGAAGGAGCATAAATACGGTTGGCTGGGTAAAATTCCCAACGTGCGCGAATGGATCGGCCCCCGTGCGGTGCAGAACCTCGAGCAGCACGATTACACTATTAAAGAAAAGAAGTTCGAGCTGACCATCGCCGTGGACCGTGACGATGTGGAGACCGACAATCTCGGCATCTACGGCCCGCTGTTCACCGAGATGGGCCGCTCCACCGGCGCCTTCGCGGACACGCTGGTCTTCGGCCTCCTGAAGGAGGGCTTCTCGACCGTCTGCTATGACGGCCAGTACTATTTCGACACCGATCACCCGGTGCTCGACGAGAACGGCCAGGAGTTCTCGGTCTCCAACACCGGCGGCGGGTCGGGCACCAACTGGTTTTTGATGGATGCAAGCCGCGCGCTCAAGCCGCTGATCCTGCAGAAGCGCAAGGACTTCCGGTTCGTCAGCAAAGACAAGCCCACCGATGACAACGTCTTCGACAACAACGAGTTCGTCTACGGATCGGACGGGCGCATGAACGTGGGCTTCGGCTTCTGGCAGTTCGCCTACGGCTCCAGGCAGCCGCTGAACGCGGCCAACTATGCCGCCGCGCGCGCCGCACTGTCGGGCATGAAAGGCGACTATGGCCGGCCACTGGGGCTGATGCCGAACCTGCTGGTGGTGCCGCCCGCGCTGGAGGGGGCCGCGCGCAAGCTGCTCACCACCGACGAGGCGGCGGGCGGCGGGACCAACGAGTGGAAAGGCACCGCCGACCTGCTCGTCGTGCCCTGGCTGGCATAAGGGAGGCCGACATGACCGCATCCAAGACCCAGTCCAGGACCCAACCGGAGAAAAAGGCCGAGCCCACGCCGGTGATCGAGGTGGTCGGCCCCCGCGAGGGGTTCCGCCGCGCCGGCCGCCGCTTCGGCCCCGAGGCCACGGTGATCCCCGTGGCCGACCTCACCGACGACCAGCTGACCGGGATCGAGACCGAACCGGCCCTGGTCTCGATCCGGCGCGAGCTGGTGGACGACTGATCGACGGTCTCCTCCCCGTCGTTTCCCCGCTCTGGACGCAGAGCCTGCCCGGCGGCGGTGCGCCGCCGCCGGGACCACACCCCGACCCAGGACACGCGACCATGGCCTATACCGACCAGACCCAGCTCGAGGACCGCTACGGCGCCGGCCTGCTGGTCGAGCTGACCGACCGCGCCCAGCCCGCCACCGGGCAGATCGACGGCGACGTGATCGCCCGCGCCCTGGCCGATACCGACGCCGTGATCGACGGCCATATCGCCACCCGCTACAAGCTGCCGCTCTCGCCGGTGCCGGCCCTGGTCGCCGACCTGGCCCAGGCCATCGCCATCTACAAGCTGCATGTCTTCACCCCGTCCGAGAAGATCGCCGCCGATTACCGCGACGCGCTGCGCGCGCTCGAGCAGATCGGGCGCGGCGTGATCCGGCTGGAGGCGCCGGGCGTCTCGCCGGCAACCACCACCGGCGGCGGCGCCCGGGTCACCGATCGAGACCGGCCGATGACGGCCGACAATCTCAAGGGCTTCATCTGATGTTCGTCGCCGAGGTCATGGACAGGATCGAGGACCAGCTGCCGGAGCTGGCGCATCGCGTCCACGGCGCGGCCGACCTGGCGCGTCTCATGGCGAAGGGGTCCGCACCCCAGGTGACCCCGGCGGTCCACGTGCTGCCCGGCGGGATCCGCGGCCAGCGCGACGGCGAGGGCGCGCTGGCGCTCGGCATGTTCCGCCAGGCGGTGCGCCGCATCGTCTCGGTGGTGCTGACGGTGCGCGTCCATGACGCCCTCGGCGCGCGCGCGCTCGATACGTTGGACACGCTCATCGACCGCCTGGTGGCCGCCGTCTGCGGCTGGCAGCCGGAGCCCGCCCCGGGGCCGTTCTACCTGGTCTCCGCCCGCGTGCTGTCGCTGACGGGCGGCGCGCTGTCCTACCAGATCGACTTCCAGCTTTCCGACGAAATGAGGATTTCACCATGAGCCAGACATCGCCCAAACCCGCGGCCGGCGGCCGCTACGAGCGGGACCCCGAGACCGGCGCCCTGCGCCGGGCCGGTCAACCGGCTGAAAAACCCAAGGCCAAGCCGTCCAAACCTGAACCGAAAGGGGCCGGCAAATGACCCGCTACGTCCGCAATACCGTCATCCAGGCCGTGCTGGAGACCACCTATGCCGGCACGCCGGGCAGCTGGTCCGGCAGCGCGATCCTGATCTCCAACGCCTCGTTCAAGATCGAGCGCGACGTGGTGCCGCGCGAGTTGGTCCGGGGCTACATGGGCGGCTCGGATCAGCTGGTCGCCGCGCGGCGCGCCACGATCGCCTTCGAGGTCGAGCTGGCCGGCTCCGGCACTGCGGGCACGGCCCCGGCCTGGGGTCACCTGCTGCGGGCCTGCGGCATGGCCGAGACCATCACCGCCGCCACGGCGGTCGAGTATACGCCCGTGACCACCGGCCAGGAGAGCGTGGCCATACGCTACTACATCGACGGCATCTACTACGTGGCACGCGGCTGCCGGGGCAATGTCGAGTTCATGCTCGACGCCTACGGCATTCCCAAGATGAAGTTCTCGTTCAACGGTTTCGATACCAACGCCTATACCGGGCCCGTGCCCCAGAACACCTTCACCGACTGGGTCCGGCCGCTGGTCATCACCGACGGCAATTCCGGCGATCTCATCCTGGGCGGGACGTTCAACGGCACCTGGGCGGGTGGCGGCACCTCGCTGCCCTCGCGCGGTCTGTCGATCGACCTGGGCAACACCGTGAGCCACCTCAAGCTCCTGGGCGGCGAAGCGGTCGACATCACCGCGCGCGAGACCAAGGGCAAGATGTCGGTCGCGCTGTCGGCCAGCGACGAGAAGACCTGGCGCGAAGACATCAACGACAACAAGCTCACCTCGCTCGGGTTCAACTTCGGGACCGCAGCGGGCAACAAGTTCTCGCTATGGGCTCCGAAGGTCCAGCGCATTGCGCCGGACATCGAGGATTACGAGGGCCGCGTGCTCTTGTCCACCGAGCTGCGGCTGTTGCCCGACGAGGGCAATGACGAACTGACTTTGGTGGTGAAGTGATGAGCGACGCGGACAGCCTCGAAACCTTCGCCCCGGTCCCCTGCGAGGTCCGGGCCGGGGGCCGGACCCTCGAAATCCTGCCGCTGCGCTTGCGGGCGCTGCCCCGGTTCAGCCAGGCCGTGCAGCCCGTGCTGCCGGCGCTGATGGCGGGCGACCTGCAGGCCGCGATCCAGCAGCACCAGGAGGGCCTGGTGCGCGCGGTCGCGATCGCCACCGGCACCGAGGAGGACTGGCTGGGTGAGCTCTGGCCCGACGAGTTCGTGCGCGTGGCCCGCGCCGTGCTGGAGGTGAACGTGGATTTTTTCGGCCGCCGGGTGATACCCGAGCTGAGCGCGGCGGCCGACAGCCTGACCGGGAAGATGACAGCCTTTCGTGGGGCGGGCTCATCGCCTGGCTCGGACAGCGCGGACACGACCTCGACGCCTGCCTCGGACTGACCCTGGCCCAGGTCTCGGCGCTGGCCGAGGGGCATCTCGAGATCGACCGCCTGGAGGCGCGCCGCCGGATCGCGGAAATGCGCCTGGCCTTCTGGGGCAGCGATGACGACCTGGACCGTTACCGGGCCGAGCAGGGCCCGGGCCGCGACGAGACCGCCGAGGCGCTGGCAGCCTTCGGCCTGCGGGAGGTGAGAGATGAGTGACGTGCAGCTGACGCTGCTGCTGCGTGCCCACACCGAGAAGGCGCGTGCCAAGATCAGGCAGGCGGCGAAAGAGCTCGAGAAGTTCGG